TGCCAGTTTTCAGTATGGCTGTAATTCTTTTACAGCTGTGAATTTGGCTAGATCCAACTTTCCTGCACTTGTAACAAACATACCACACGTACTTTTGGATTTTGCTGAACACACAGTAGCAGAATTGGTCGTACCTTATATGTCCCCTTATGAGTTCTTTGAGATAGCCAATACTAATGCTTCTGGGGGAGATAATAGAGGTAATGATTATTATTATGGGCAATTTTGTCTTACGCAGCTGTTACCCTATGACACTTTGCCCTCCGCTGCAGCGCCCACTTTACGCATTTATGTTTCTTTGCATGACATGGAGTTCTTTGGAGCAGTTCCTTTATCTGCTAACAATGTCATACCGCAATCCGGGGTTAACCATACTTCGCACATGAATGCTGAGGCTGGAGATGAAGGTGGAAAGAAGCCCTCTGAGTATTTGAAAGCAGGTAGTAAGGTTGCAAAAGATAGTGGCACAGCTGCCAAACAGATGGGTGACACTGTTTCATGGTATTTTGGTAGTTTGGCGGAAACGGCTGAATCTCTTGGTTACTCCAAGCCAGTGAATCAATCGGTCCCACTATTAGTACAGCAGGCAGAGAACGTTTCCGAGTACCATGTTGATCAGCCATCTAATGAAGTGGTTGTGACTCCTTTTCAGTCCAACCGTTTGGCAGTAGATTCTAAGCAAACAGGTACGTCTATTGATGAGATGGATCTTTCTTTTGTCTTATCTAACTACTCTCAAGCTTACGTTGGTGCTATGACCACTGCGGACACTGCTGGTACGGTTTTATACGCCACCAATTTGTGTCCCACGAGCTTTTGGTTCAGATCTAGACCATTAGCACGGCCTGGTGGTAATTTACCATTACCAGTTAGTGCTTCTGTAACCACTTCATGCTTTCAACCAACCACTCTGTGTTACATTTCTCAGATGTTTAAATTTTGGCGTGGATCAATCAAGCTTCGCTTTCATTTTGCTAAGACTAAGTTTCACGGAGGCAGAGTGTTAGCAGCATACATACCATCGACTGCTGATGTTATTAGTCCGCAATTTAACTCGGCCACAGTTGTCACACCTGAGATAGCTGCTGGCTTAGTACAACCTTTTCAATACTCTGAGATTTTCGATTTGCGAGATAACTCAGTGTTTGAAATGATTGTGCCTTACGTCACATCTAGGCCATTCATTTCTACTTTGGCTTATAGTGGTGGTGTAACGTTGACTGTGTTGGATCCACTTGTTACCACTGGTGAGACTTCTACCTCCATATCTTACATGATAGAGGTTTGTGCGGGTGATGACTTTGAGTTAGCAAATTTCATAGGTTCTGGGTTATCTCCCTGTAATGCCACAAATTCCCCTGGTGGTTTGGTTGTTTTCCAATCTGGGGTTGGTGATGATGTTTGTCATACTGTGAATCAGTACACTGTTGGCGAGAGATATAATAGTCTCAAGCAATTGTTGATGATACCCACTACTTATGGCATCACCCAATCCCCTTCTTCACAGATTAGGGTCTCCTTACCCGTTTTCTACCAAGGTCCAATCATAGCTGCTACAGCACCATTGCCTCCAACCACTAGTGCATATTTCATGACTTCTGTCCAGAATGTAGTGTGCCGATTGTATGCTTTTATGGCGGGTGGAACCACTTATAACGTGTTTACTAGTGATCCGGCTAAGAATTTGCTTTCCATACAACAGACCACATATGATGGTGGTTCGACTGCACCTCCTTTTTCTGATACTCGGTTTAAGGTTGGTGGTGCCAAGCCCAAGGTCTTTAAGACGGGATTTCACAGTGCACTCAGAGTCAAAGCACCATCTTTCCAGAAGCATTTATGCATTCCGTCTAATGAGGGTTTTAAT